TTTAATCTATTTTGTTTAGCGAATTCTGCACGGTTGACCAATTTTGTAGGTTCAGTTTTACCTGATGCTGGAGTATGGTGAATCACAAAACCTTCAGGCTTAGACTTCTTACCAGCAATGTGGTGAGTATATCGACCTTCGTGAGATTCTAAACTCTTTACAAGAACATTCTTGGCCTGTGCTAAATGGTGATGCATGGTCAGTAAATTTTCATAATGTGATTTATTCTTTTCAATATGACTAATATGGTCTTTTGCTTCGGATTCTTTCGCGGCCTTGGCTTTATCAGTCTTTACTTTTGCAGATTCCTTATCATATACGTTTTTAATATGTTTCTGTAAACCTGCAGCGTGTGGAATTTCTCCAGTGTCTACAGTCTTATTGATGTATGTAGTCATGTGGGAATGCTCACCTTGGTGCTTCTCTGTAGCAGGATACATTTTACCACCATGAGTATCATGTATGTTTTTCGCCGCTGCCATGTGCTTGTGGAACTCATCCTGAGCATGTTCTGGATAGTGAATCTTGCTGGTATCATGTTCTGCACTATGAAGGTGAACATCTGGGTGTTCTTTGAAATTGTGCATATCAACATCATGGTGTGCAGACAATGAATTCAAGTCTTTACCATGGTACTTCGTGTGTACAACTACACCAACTTTGGATGCACCAATCTTCTTGGCCTCATCTCCGTGTGCGGTATAGGTAATAGTATTTGGTGTAAATGATACTTTTTTAGTCATGATGATGTAAATCCTCGGAGGAGTGCATTAGGTCGCCTTGATAAACACCCTTCTTAGGAGTTACCTTAGGTAAATTCTTGAGTGCAACTTTAAGTTTCGCTGCAAGACCAGGAGCATGGCCATGATTCTTGTCAATATCGGCTTCTGTGTGATTGATTTTAGGATTCTTATTGAATGCTGACTTACTAGCAACAAAGAATTTACCAGTCTCTGGATGATGTCCGAATACGATTGAAGGTGATCCATCATATTTCATCGACAGATTACTGCTTTTTGCCTTGGCTTTCATGTGTTCATGAGCCTGCATTAGTGCGGCATGGGCATGTTCAAAACCTTCGGCTCCATGCATAAGAGGGCGGTCCTCAGCATGATGTATATGCTTTAGTTTCGCGCCCTCTGCTTCTTCTTTGAGGAAGAATTTAAAAGATTGCATATTTTTTTCCTAATAGACTTGCAACACACTATGGTTGCGAATGATAATATTAATCCATTATTTATGCAACTTTCGAATTTACACTATATCATTTTTGAATTATTCATTTAGATATATACAGACTATTTTCCACTTATTTTATCAACATAGTCACTACAAATACCATAACAATTCAAATTATCTAACCCAATTAATTCTGAGTTATTGATTTCCGGCATGACCATAATACTGCGAGAGGTTAATTCTTTACCTGGATAAGTCCAAATCCAATTTTTACTTGTTAAGGTGAAGTCATCTTCTTGGTGCCAAAAGTAATTAAAGTCTGTATCATATAACCATCTGAGTGCTGCTAGATTTTTTGCATGTATCCACAAAGAAAAATTCTGCAAGAATGATTCGGAGATAAGATATTGTGGACCATCATGACCCAAAAATAGTTCAGAATTGACAAACCATAAATCAACCTCGGCATGGTAACCTTGTTCAATTGCTTTCAAAACCTGTTTCGGAGTATTTTCTAATGATTTATCAGGACCATCAGTTAAACCTCTATGGGCAATAAAAATCATATAAATTTAAATATCTTTAGGAGTACCTAATGGTTGAACATTTAAATATTTTTTCCAAGGTTGACCAGCATCAATCCTATGTAATTTTTTAAACCCACGCTTTCTGATTATGATATTATCTCCTGGTGTATATTTACCGTCAATGCAGTTCTTCACTATTTCAGCTACTTGTAATGTAGATAATCTAGTTCTTACATCTTCACCTGGATAATCCTTCTCTCTCATTTTAGTATCCACTCTACCAGGACTAATGGAATATGCGTCATAACCTTCCAGACCCAAAGATTGCACAAATGATATAACACCAGACTTAGATGCAGAATAACCACTATGTTCCGGTTTACCATACATGCCGGCGACACTAGCAATGAATATCATAGTTTTTATATTTTGTGCGATGCATTCTCGGGCAATTAAATAACTGCCAATTAAATTGACATCAATCTCTTCTTTCCATTTTTCTATATCCGAATTCGACACAACCTGTACGTTTGAGATACCGGCACAATTAACAACAATATCTGGATTGTATTTTTGTAGGATTTCTTTTATTTGCACACTATCTCTAACATCACATTCCTCTTTTGGTATATTGAAAACATCGGTATAAATTTGATTTATACCGTCACCAATATCACTTTTACCAAATACTAATATTCTGCTCATAATATTACCTCACCTTCTTCAACTTTATTTAAAAATATTTTTAATTCATATGGAGTACCTAGCATATGTTTTTTATTAACATCAACTTCATAGACTGTCATTTTCTTACCATCTAATATTAATTCATTATATACAGGAGCTATATAAAATTCATTATTTGTTCTAATATTTTTTGCAATCATTTGGACAACAGCATCAATATAGTCTCTACCTCGTTTGAAATAATATATTCCAGCACAAGCTTTATCTGAAATAACAATTTTTTCAGCTACCTGTACAAGATTTTTTTGTTTCACTAAAGTATAACTGTGATGTGGATTTGTCGAATTAAATACTACCAATGATCCTTCATATGATTCAGATTTTTCAATAAAATCATCAAAATCCCATTCTAAGTATTGGTCACAATTTGCTATGACTAGCGGATAATCATTATTGATCTGTTTCATAGCCATTAATGTTGTAGAAGCGGCACCCTCGGTAACAACATTTAAAGGTATAATGGTTCCATATTTCTCCAAATATTCTTTTAGACCCTCATCCAAGTGTTCCTGTAGTGCTATAAAAATAAAATTATATTCACTATTTTTTAAAGTAAGTGAGTCAATGACTCTTTTTATCATAGGCACACCACATACATCAATCAATGGTTTTGGTTTATCATATCCACTTTCCACAAATCTTTGACCTTTTCCGGCCATTGGTATTACTATATTAATCATATTTCATTCCTTTAATTTTATTACATACTATCATTAGATGTTTAGTTGTATCTATAACACATTTAACTAAACCTTTCCAAAACTTCCGAGTCAATCGGCCAAGAATTTCTCCAATTTTTTACATATGTATTTGAACATATTGAGTTGAATTCATGTCCACTACATTGATGATTATCAAACATAAAATGCACATCAGATTCGGATATGAAATTTATTAATGTTCCATATAAATTGTGCATATGTGTAATATGATAATTTTGGTGAGAATTGTGTAAATAATTCTGTAGCTTCATTTCATACAGAGATTTTGTCGCTTCAAGTACATTTTTTGTCATGCTATGTGGAAAAGCAAAAAAAGTATCATTAGTATATTGATGATAGTACCAATGATTTCCTTCTTTTGAAACAATATTAAATTTTTTAAAATTTAAATTCCATTCTTCAAATTTCTTTAAAAAATGCAAATCATATCTCAACCAAATGACAAAATCCAAATCTTCATCCAATATCATTTCCAATGAATTAATTCTTGTCTGCAATTGATTGCTATTTTCGTATGAAACAGACAGACACTTTTTCGGTTGATATTTTTCCACCATTGGATGAAATTCAGGAGTATCATAACTACAAAAATACAACTCGACTAAATGTTCTTTTTTAATTGATTCTAAAAATGTTCTTAGGTGATTAGGATAACAATGATCAAAATCTCTATTCTCTAATAAACCTTTAGATATACCGGCATATAATACTCCAATTTTCATAACTATTACCTTTAAAATAATATCTTATTTGTTGTTATTGTAACTAACTGCCAATCCGTGTTTCTTCAAACAATACTCAACTTCTGGATCTTTTAATTGATAAAAACTAGGATTGTCTACAGCAGAAACTGGATGGTGTCTCGCGCACACCAGGATATCTCTAACTATAGTTGGCAATCCAAGTTTCTGTTTTGTTCTGTAATAAAACTCACAATCCACAACATAAAGAATACTTTCATCCATGTACAGTCTTTCAGATGAAAGTATAGCAAAATTTGATGGATTACCAATAGAATTTTCACCAAGTATGACAGCATCCTGATAAAAGGGTATTCTTGTGTTGAAGAAAGTCTTTTTATCTTCACTATGTGTGAATCCATTGACTATCCATTTTGCACCATTACGGAATTCATTGTCAATTTTACTAAGTGCATCAAGGTCAACAAAGAAATCATCCTGATATAGAATTTTAATAATTTCACCTGATGCATATTCCATTGCTCGATTGATATTAGCAGCGGCCTTGCCTCGGTTATAAAAATATTTAAAATATTTGATATCCAATAAAGACGAATGTTTTTGACAAATCTCTAGAACTTTATTATCAGTACTTTGGTCGGAGATGACCACTTCAAAGTCCTGCAGGGTCTGCATTTTCAATTCTGTCAATAATTGATCTAAAAAGGTGAAACCATATCCACCCATTTCATATGTTGCAATACAAATCGAAAATCTTTTCATAATTAATACCTTGTCATGTTTTTATATGTTTCCAAATCTTTAGATAAATCACGGGAAAGACTCATATAATGATTATAATAAGAATTGAACTTTTCCATATTCAGTAAATGTCCTGTACCTAAACCCTTTTGTTTATCCGATTCAGGCATTTTATTCTGTATCTGCATCTTACGTTTAATAACTTGTTCAGTAAGGGGAGACCAACCATACCACAAAACCAATAACTTATTAGTAGAAAAAGATTCAAAATGTCTACCTAAAGGATAAACAATATCAGTTTTTCTATGAATTGCTCTAGCCCGTCTAATTGCGAATGCACCCTCATCATAATGAATGCCGAACATCTTTTGATCAAATAAAGGAATATCATTATCGACCAGTGCATTAGGTTCATTATCAACCATCACAACACATGGCATAGTGTGAATATCCGCGTCTGATTCTAGTATAGAAAGATCACCCAATAAAAATTCAGTTGTGTTTAGACACATTTTCCAACCGGAAATATTCTTCTCGATATCCTCAACTTCCGAATCAATATCTCTCGCGCCAAAAAATTCATTACGGGATTTGACAACCTCCCAATGTGGGCAAATATCTTTTATAATTTCCACAGATCGATCAGTAGAATTATAGTCTATTAGTACGGCGTTGTCAAATATTTTTTTATGGTGATTCAGCCACCAAGGAAGCAAATATTCTTCGTTATAAAAATGGGAAATTAATGTCTTGGAAATCATACAACACTAACCTCTGGAAAATATTTCAAAAAGATAACATTATTCTTTTTCCTCAATAAAACTTTCTGTTTAATTTCATCAAAGAAATTCCATGCAAGAGGCACAATACAAATTGTATCTGTTTCTTCCAGTAATTTATCTGGTGAATAAATTGGGATTTTTGAACCTGGACTGTACAGACCCTGTTTCAATTCATTGTCGTCAACAATATAATCCAATTTAAATTTCGCAAAATTCAAGAAAGTATTACCCTTTGCTGCGGCACCATAGCCAATAATTTTATATCCCTGTGATTGCAATTCTCCAACTTTATTGAATGTTTCTTTTGTAATTCTCTTGCAATTGTCAACATATGATTCTATGACTGATTCAGATAACTGTTGTTCTTTTGCAATTAGTGATTCTGAACGATCTTCTAATGTTTCAGACAGTACGAAAACAAAACTTGTGCCGTGAATAGAAGTTCTAATAACATCTACTACATTTAACCCTGCACGTTTTGCTAGAGTGCAAAATGACTTAACACTAAAGAAAGAAATATGCTCATGGTAAATTGTATCAAATTGATTATTCTTTACCATGTCTGCTTGCGAGGTTTGAATGAAAATACAACCACCTTCATTTAATGAAGATTTAGCCTGTTCCAAGAATTCTTTGGGATAGGTATTATGTGCAAAAACATTCTGTGCAATAATAATGTCAAATTTCGTATTCAGTTTTTGTAGACTAGATTCATTCAAGTAGTCACAAACAATCGTATGATTTTTTGAACTCAATGGATAAAGATTTTCCGCAGGATCAATACCATAAGTTTTAAATCCCCTAGACTTATAAGAATCTAATTGTGTGCCATCATTACAAGCAATATCCAAAACTTTTCGACCGGTAGTATATTGTTTTGTCAGATAAACAAACCAGTCGAAATAATCCTTTAAGGTTTTTGTGGTTCCACTAACATACAAATAGTTCTTAAATAAAAGATCAGGGTCGACCGCATCGGTCAACTGTATATGAGTACAATCTACGCAGTAATTGATGCCTAGAGGAAAAACATCCTCCGCATCATCAACATTTTTCAGGTAACTATTTGCTAATGGTTGTGAATTTAAATCTAAAACAAATTTAAGATTACTGTTACCACAACATAAACAATTTTCAAGTTTTTTATACATAATCACCACACAATCTTTTAAATTCGGATTTAATATTTTCATTCAATCTGAAATGTGAACCTGCAAAATAATGCATTCCCACAACTTGATTAAATTCATTACGGTAAATCTGTTTAGTATTTTGTTCAATATTGTCAATTTTCCAACCTAGAGTTTTTGTATTGTTATTCAAAACATGTTCTCTAAATCTCCATCCAGTTTCAAT